TCAACGAGCCTGGTGGAACAACAGCCTTTATCAAGTTCACACTTGACGGATTACTAAGAGGCGATGCCAACTCACGCTTCTCGGCTTACTCTGTTGGACTTCAGGCTGGATACTTGACAATCAACGATATCCGCAGACTTGAGGACTTGCCACCAGTTGACGGCGGAGAGATTATTCGAGTGCCACTAGCCAGCGTAAACATTGACGCAGCCGAACTTGTAGCCACAGACAAGCGAGTGAACATGGCTCAGAAGCTAGTCAACTCAGGTTATGACCCTGCCGATGTTCTAGCTGTTATGGGCTTGCCACCAATCATGCACACCGGAGTTCCAACTGTTCAGCTACAAGGTATTGCTCAGATAAACCCAGAGGATCCTGAAGCTGTTTACGAGGTTGAGTAATGGCTATCGAAACAGGCCAAATTACAGTAGGTACAACTAGAGTGCAAATTGACGGAAGCTCGGTCAGCGAGTTTAAGATTATTTTGCACAATTCTGGAAGTAATGCAATCTATCTTGGCAATCAATCAGTCACCGAGAACAATGGCTTCAATCTCCATGCCAACTCCACCCTTACCCTTGAGCTACCCCCATTGACTCACCTTTACGCTGTAACACGCTCAGGTAACCATGACATGACTTGGATGAGGATAACCTAAATGCCTTATTACATCACACAGACAAATCCTGACTGCCCTAACTGGGCTGTTGAAAAAGAGGATGGCGAGTCAATCGGTTGCCATGACTCAAAGGAATCTGCTATTGATCAGGCTGTAGCTATCAGTATTGATGAAGGCACAGAGTTTCTAGGCGAAAGAGCAGCAGTTGGCTCACTAGCTATCGGTGACTTTGTATCTTGGGCACCACTTGATCCTAGAGTTGCAGCTCAGGTCGAGATGGTTCAAGAGCAGTTTGCTGTGGTCAGATTGTTTGATTACGAGGATGGCATCTTTAGCCCAACCGACAAGATGATGGTCATAAATGTATTCCAGCTAGAAAAGATACCGACACCAAAGATGATTGCTGTCGAGGTCGAGGAAATTGACGAGCCTGAAATTGAGGGTGCTAACCTGCCAGACAATTACAGACCAGCTCTAGCCGAGGATGTCCCAGAGGGCAGGGCTTGTGGCAACTGTTTCTTTTACGATGAGTCAAGGCTAAACGCTGAAGGCACTAAAGCTTGGTGTGAGCGTTGGGATGACTTTGTTGATGGTGGCTACTACTGCAACGCTTGGGAATCAAACGATGAGGAACGAGCTATCAACCAAGAAGCCCCTGCCTACATGAGAGCAGCAGCTCGGCGTGGACTTGAGTATTACGAACAAGGTCTTGCTGGTGACGGCGTAACCCCCAAGACAATCAGAGAAGCAAGAGAAATGGCTGAGGGTAGAGTCAGCGATGACAAGTGGATAAGACTTGCCGCTTGGATTGCTCGACACCTTGTTGACCTTGACTCACCAGATGCAAACCCTGAGTCTGATAACTACCCATCCGCAGGTGTAGTGGCTCACTTACTTTGGGGATCAGGGCCAAGCAAGCGAGCAGCACAAAGAACCCAAGACTACGCTGATTCGGTAGTTGCTAGAATCAGAGCAGAGGAAACTAACAGCATGGATAAGAAAAACAAGTGGCTAGATGTTGCCAGAGCAATTGCACTAAAGATTGACGGCCCACAGACTAAAGAGCCAGAGATAAGAACCAACAGCGTTGACTTCGAGGTCAGGGCTGAGGGTGACGGCATGAGCTTTACCGGCTACGCCTCTGTATTCAATTCTCCATCCGAGGACTTGGGTGGCTTCATCGAGTATGTTGCCCCTGGTGCTTTCAAGCGTTCCCTACAATCTCGCAACGAGGTAAAGCTACTTTGGAACCACGACTCAGGTGAGCCACTAGCTTCCCTAAGAGGTGGCACCATGCAACTGGTCGAGGACTCAAGAGGTCTAAAGGTCACAGCTTCCCTGCCCAACACAACAAGGGGAAGGGATGTAGCAGAGCTGTTACGCAGTAAAGTAATTAGCTCTATGAGCTTCGGATTCAATGTCATCAAAGACTCATGGGCAAGCGATGGAAAGACACGCACACTCGAATCAGTCCGTTTATTCGAGGTCAGCATTGTTAGCTTCCCAGCCTATGAAGCTACCACCGCACAGGTTAGATCAGCTCAAACCATCAACCCTGACCAACTAGCCGATGCCTTGCTAAAGCTAGAGTCAGGTGAGGAACTTGACGAGGCTAACGCTAACTTGATTACCGAGGTGGTCAACAAGCTAAAGGCACAGCCTGAGATTGAGGAAGTAATTGACAACGGCCTTGACTTGTTAGACCTAAAGAAAAAGCAATTTGACCTTCTACTGAAAAGGATTTAGACATGGCTACCAAAGACGAAATCAAGAACGCAATACTAAAGGCCGCTGGCAACCCATCAGTCGGTGTTATCGCTGACATGGCAGATGACCTAGCTAATGCAATCTTTGACCTAGACAACAAGAACTCATATAACCCAGCCAAAGAAGCAAGGGTTATGGATACCAAAGAAACCCGATAGAGTTTCTTTAGCCCCAGCTCGGCCCCCTTTCCTGAGCTGGGGTTTTTTTTCGCCTATAAACTTGTAGCTAACAGTTGAGTGTAAGCACCGCTGTATCTGTTGAGTGTCAGCACCGCAGGAATCCCATAATCATCTAATCCGAAAGGAAATCATGTCTGATTTCATTAAGACTCAGATGGATGCCCGCAACAACCTAATCGCACAGGCTAGAGAAGTTCTAGACTTTGCTGAGGCTGAAAAGCGTGGACTATCTGCTGAGGAAAACCAAAAGATTGCTCGTATCGAAGCTGACATTGACTCAGCCGATGCAACAATCGAAACTGCTCGTAAGCTTGCAGAGCGTGAAGCTCGTGCATCTGAGGCAGCAGCTTCATTCGCACCATCTATGCCAGCTAAGGACAACTCTGACGCTGACATCCTTCGTGCAATCGCTTCTGGCGAAATGCGCGGATACGACTTCGCTCGCGAGGCTCGTACTCTAGTTCCATCCGCTAACACAGTTGGTCAGTCTTTCTATGACCAGGTATTCGAGATCGCTCAGCTAGTTGGCCCAATGCTAACTGTTTCTGAGGTTTTTAACACCACCTCTGGTGAGAACCTAGTAATCCCAACAGTAACCGCTACCTCATCCGCTGGATCAGTAGCAGCTGCTGGAACTATCTCCGAGAGCAACCCAACCTTCTCATCCATCACTCTTGGTGCTGAGAAGTACGGCGCACTTGTACAGGTAGCTCAGGAACTAGTAACTGACGCTGGATTCAACATCTCAAGCTACATCGCACAACAGCTAGGAACCTCTTTGGGTCTTCAGGCTAACTCCGTTCTAACCACAAAGCTATCCGCAGCCGCAGGCTCAGTAGTAACTGGTGGAACCGGTGTTTCTGGAGCAGCTTCATACGAGAACCTAATTGACCTTGTTTACGGAATCGCAGACGGCGCAAGAGTATTGCCAGGTCTAGGCTTCCAGATGAGCAAGTCAGGTATTGCAGCGGCCAGAAAACTTAAAGATGGCGCTGGAAACTATATCTGGACTAACTCAGCAGTACCAGGTCAGCCAGCAACCTTGCTTGGCTACCCAGTTTACGAGAACCCAAACGTAGCAGCAGTAGGAACTGGAACCAAGTCGGTTCTATTCGGTCACCTACCAAGCTTCAAGGTTCGTGTTGCTGGCGGAATCCGTGTTGACCAGAGTGCAGACTTTGCGTTCAACACCGACACAGTTACCTACCGAGGCCTAATCCGTCTTGATGGTGGACTAACTCACGCAACTCACATCGGATTTTTTAAGGGTGGCGCAAGCTAATAACTTGTTTCCAACTGGAAATCCAAGGAACCCCTCAGAGCTTAGGCTTTGGGGGGTTTCCTCTTATCCTGAATAATCGGCAACAAGTAAACTTGTAGGGCGGGGGACACAGAGCGTAGGACTGTGTTCCCTGCTTTTCTTGCTATTATCTTTGTATGCCTACGAATAAAGAGAAACTAAACGGCGCAGTAAGCGTCTGGTCTAATAGCTACAACGCACCGACAGGATACGGACAACAGGCCACAATGCTTGTTGACCGATTGAAGCGTTCAGGTCTTGATGTTGCCATGCTGTCCAACTACGGACTAGAGGGAATCCCCAGCACAATCAAAACCCCTTATGGTCAAGTGCCACACTACCCAAGAGGAATAGACCTCTACTCAAATGACTCTGGCCCAATAGATCATCAGAACTTTATCTCGCAACACAAGAAACCTAATCTGTTTATCAGCCTCTACGATGTTTGGGTAATGAAGGCTAAGGGATACGATGACTTCCCAATAGCAGCTTGGACACCTCTCGACCATGTGACCTTGCCTAGAGGTGTTGAGAGTTTTCTACGCAAAGAGAATGTCACGCCAATAGCAATGTCACCTCATGGAGTTAGACAGCTAACAGAAAAGGGTATTGAGTGTGAGTATGCACCTCACGCAATAGACACCTCAATTTACAAGCCAACAACGAAAATAGGCAAGCACGAAATAAATGCCTACATGGGATTAGAGCCTGACACCTTTGTTGTTGGAGTTGTTGCCGCTAACAAGGCATCGGGTCTAGTTCACCGGAAAGCCTTTGGAGAACTTATCCTTGCCTTTAGCCTCTTTGCCAAAACTCATCCTGATGCAGTTATCTATCTACACACAGACGCAGTAGGACAGGCTGGTGGCTGGAACTTGCTAAACATCCTTGACTCGGTTGGCATCAAGAAGGATCAAGTAATCTTTCCCAACCCGAATGACTACCGCTTTGGATTAGCCCAGCAAGACCTAGCAGCACTCTATTCACGCATGGATGTTTTACTAGCCCCTAGCTTTGGTGAGGGCTTTGGAGTTCCAGCAGTCGAGGCTCAAGCCTGTGGCACTAGAGTCATTGGCTCTAACTGGGCAGCAACCCCTGACCTAATTAGCGAGGACTCCTGGCTTACCGATGGACAGCTAACTTGGGATGCAGGGCAAGACGCTTGGTGGATGACCCCGAACATCTCTAGCTTGGTCAATGCTCTTGAGGAAGCTTACAAGACCGAGCGTGGCCCATCACAGGTAGCCATAGACTTTGCCAGCAAGTTTGATGTTGAAAAGGTTTGGGATGAGCATTGGCTACCAATACTAAAGAAGCTTCTCAAATAGTGCTTGTAGTAATCGGCTCAGCACCAGACAGGCAAAAGTGGCTGGCAGACTGCTCAGCTTCAATCAAGCGCGAACACATAGCTGTTGTCAATACTGGCTATGAGCTTGGCAAAATGCGCTGGGTTATGGAAAACACCACAGCCGATAGGTTTCTCTTTCTGCAAGACTCTTGGCAAATTAAGGATGACCGATTTTGGACTTTACTAGATGGACTATCTGGCTCAGTAGCTATAACCGATGACCCTTACTTTTACGGCTGTTATGCAGGTGTTTACGAGCGATGGGTGATTGACAAAATAGGCATCCCTGTAATGGCTGACAAGGCGGATGCAATACGAAACGAGATAACTTGGCATGAGGACTATTGCAAGACTGTCGGTGACTTGACTGTTCTATTCCCTGAGCTAAAAGATAGCAACGCCACTCGACAGGTAGAGCTGTATGGTCGAACGAATTTAGTGCTAGAAAATGACTACATCGTAAAGTACAAGGGAACATGGCAATAATGGAAAACCTAATAGTCCCAGTCCTCAATCGCTATGACCTACTTCAGAGGATGCTCAACAGCGTGGATATCCCAGTTGACCACCTGCTGATAATTGACAACGGAGCAAGCCATCAGCCAAAGCTCATCCTTGACCTAAGCGATAACTTCAAGAAGGTCACACACCTACCAATACCGGCTAATCTCGGCGTATCTGGATCGTGGAACTTGGGGATAAAGTCTTTCCCTTACGCTCAACGCTGGTTTATAGTTTCTAACGATGTGGTCTTTGAGCCTGGTGCTTTAGAGCAACTCTCACAGGCTCGCAGGGATGAGATAACCCTGACAGGTGATGCACCTCATTGGCAGGCTTTCGCTCTGGGTGATGAGGCAGTAGCCGACATTGGGCTGTTTGATGAATCACTATTCCCTGCCTACTTCGAGGACAATGACTACTCTCGCAGGGCTGAGTTTGTCGGTGTGAACATTAGGCTCTTAGACATCGAGGTCAGACATGACAACAGCTCGACCATCAAGGCTGGTTACATGGAAAAGAACGCTGTCACCTATTCCAGAAACGAAAAGCACTACCAGTCTAAAATGGACAGTAATGATTACTCGGCAGGTGATTGGTCATTAGACATAAGACGAGAGAACGGCTGGGAATGAACTTAGTTTATACAGGTGGGACTTTCGATTTATTCCACGCAGGTCATGTTAGATTCTTGCAACGCTGTGCCGAGTTAGGCGATGTGGTTGTATCCCTAAACACCGATGAGTTTATTGAGGAATACAAAGGCAAGCCACCAGTCCTAAGCTTTAGCGACAGGCGTGAGGTGCTTAGATCGTGTCGCTATGTTGCCGAGGTCATAACT